ACGTATAAGTTTTGTATCCCTTTTAAATAAGTTGTAGTTGTATCAGCTACAGCTAACTGATTACCTTTAATGTAATAGCCTTCACTCCATACATTAGACTTTGATATTAAACCAGTATTGTCAATCCTTGCCCTTTCAGTAGAATCAGTAGTAAAAGTCATTACATCAGCATTGGCATCTCCATAAATTCTAGTACCACTAGCACCACCCCATCTAATAAACTTTTTATTAGCTATTAATACGTCACCAGTAAATGTTGTAGACCCCAAACTTGAAGGAACTGCTGTTAAGTATCCAGCAGATGCATGGTCGCCCCATGAATATGCAGTATTCCAATTTGTAGATGTTCCACCATCACCACTTCTTAAAATACCATCTCTAGTAATCATCATACCTAACTTGGTATGCTTAGCACTAGAAGTATCTAAAGCACCATGAGTAGCTAGACTTGGATAGTCTGATGAATCGTTACCAACTAAAAAACTTAATGAACCATTATGAGTCAATCCCATTTCATGAGCGTTTGTAATTGCCCATCTTCTTTGTCCACCAGTCCAAGAAACATAACTGTCAAATTCAAGCCAACCCTCACTAGTCAAAACTCCAGATGTTGGGTGAAGTACAGAATGACCTCTAAGTACAAGTTTGTTAGGCGTAGTTTGGTGTCCACTTCCACCAATTGTTACTTTTCCAGCATCTATATCTATTGTATCTGTGCCACGATAATTTTGAATTCTATCTGTAGCTACTGCACCACCTACAAATACGCTATTGCTTCCTGTAATGTGACCAGATACAGTTAGATTACTTGAAAATGTACCTCCAGTCTTAGGCATATAATTAGGGTCTGAACTTGGAACCCATGAAGGTGTTTTATCAGCATAAGTAGATATTATGCCAGTATCAATTATTCTTCTCCAATTAGACCATACATTACTATAACGACTTCTAAAAGCAAATGCACCACTACTACTATAGGGCACAGCTAATTGAGTCATATTTCCACTACCATCTTTTTTGTGATACTCAAAACTAAATGTATGGTAGTAATCTCCATCAAAACCATGACCATTTGTTGCATTTCCAGTTAGTAATGTATAGCCACTACCACTTCTAGCATTGCTACTGTCATTCCAATCTGACGACCCACTTGTAGTTACTGCACCAAAGCCACCTAAATATTGTTGGCTGTTAATTATGTTTTTAGAATTAATATTGCCAGTAAATGTCGTAGCACCTAAACTCGAAGGAACTGATGTCAAATATCCAGCACTTGCATGGTTGCCCCAGCCATAAGCAGTTTTAAAATTTTGTACATCTGAGGAACCAATACCTTGCCCATCAATATAAAGATTACCATTTGTAATTAATGTATGCCCATAAAACTCAGCAGTATATGAACTACCCAAAGCAGATGTATGCCCTCTACCTCTACCTACTTGAAATTGGTCTGCTACATATAATTTACCATCTGTAGTTAATGACATAGCACCATGACTCATAACATCTTCACTATGACCCCACCAAAATCCTCTAGTAACTTGGTTGTTCATTTGAAAAGTCATTGCATAATCAGTAGAGCCACCACCAATTGCACCTAAACTAACTCCACTAATCATTCCTACGCCATAAGTAGAACCATTCCAAAATGAAATTTTAGTTCTATCGTTACCTGCCATAACTTGAACTCTAGTAGGGTTAATAAGTTGATTATATACTACATTTGCATCTAGTGAGGGTTTGTTTGTTAGGTCATCATATGAACCACTAAATTTTGAATAACCAGCACTAGCATGGTTTCCCCAGTTATAAGCTGTTGACCATTGTGCTACATTTAAATGATTAAACGATGTTTTAGCACCATCTGTAAATCTTACTTGAGGTGTATTAATTCTTGTTACAAATGTTGGGTCACTTAAATTTGCTTTGCTACTTATATCTTGATGACTAGTTAAATACCCAGCATCAGCGTGATTGCCATAATCTGTTGGTATAGTTGGCTTATTACTTAAATCACTATAACTTATACCACTTGTACTAGCACTAAATGTGGTAATGCCTCGCATAGTAATATTTCTACCAGTATTACCAATGTAAATATGGTCTGTAGAATCACTACCTAACATCAAGTTAGCGTGAGGATTTATAGATAAACTATGACTACCACTTTGTGTACCAATAGTTCTATTGCCACTAAGAATTAATGAACCATATAAATAAGTAGTACCACTACCATTAATATTTAATCGTAGCTGATTATTTGTCCATAATTGTGCATCATTTGCAGAGCTAGTACCTTGTTTGTAAGTAGCTCCACTAACCAATGTTGCATTGGATAACCCACTAGTAATGTAACCTGCATCATTAGTTAGATCTGAAACATTATGTCCTGATAAAATTATTTTTTTATAATTAGCCATTTTGTTTAGCTACTTCCTTCTCAAAATTTTTTGTGAGTCTTTCTAACAATTTTCCAAACTCAATAGCATTACTACCTTTTATAGTAGCGTTGGTTAAAGATTGTACTATAATGTTTAGATCCTGTGCACTTAATTCAACTTTCAAGGTTTCTCCTGTGTAATGCTCCAAGCTTGGTTATCACATTGTAAGCCTGTTCAATTTCGTGCCCCTCGAATGTTGACTTGCTTAATACTTTTAATAAAAAGTCTGTGTCCCTAACCCCCAGAGATAGAGGGGGTTTAGGGACTTTAACGACTTCTTTTCTTTTTGTGTACTTAGACAATTAAGCTGTCCTTAGATACATGTCTCCATTAGAAGAATCATATATCATTCCACCTACAACACCTCCACTAAAAGGTACACCAGCATTTTGAAAATTGATCATCAATGCATCAGAACTAGATGGAAAAGCAGAGCTAGAATCATCAGATCCAGTTGCCCATGCTCCTTTAGATTCATCCCAGAAAAGAGATTTATATTTATCACCAGTAGCATCAGCTCTGTTAGCTACAATACCAGTATCAACTGCTGTACTTCCTGAAAGATCAGAGTTTAATAACATTGTGTTATCAGCAATCTCTAATGTTTCAGTAGCAGTAGTAATTGTCTTACCTGTTACAGTTAAGTCTCCAGCAACTTCAAAGTTACCTGTTACGCTTGTAATTGCTTGTGAAGCGTCTACGTTTAACACTCCATCCCTGTATGTTAAACCTGTTCCACCAATAGCAGTATCTAAAGATAAAACTCCTCTATCGTGAGAAATACCTGTTCCAGCTACACTTGCATCTAAAGACAATACGCCTGAACTGTGTGCAAGTCCAGAACCTGCAACACTAGCATCCAAAGCAAATGTAAGTTCTTCATCTAAAGATTGGTCTACTGTAAAATCTCCACCACCTGTTAAACCTGCTCCTGCAGTTAATGTAATTGTATTGTCATTTGGAGAAGGCATTGTTGCCCAAGACATTCCACCAGTACCATCAGAACTTAAAAATTGTCCATCAGAACCATTACCTGTATTTCCACCTCTTCCATCACTAAGTTGCTTTGGAACAACAGCACCATCTGCTATATGATCGCTAACAACTGCGTCAGTTCCAATACTTAAGGCTAATGCAACTGCTCCACTACCATCAAAGCTTATAGCTCTATCTGAAGTTACATCTCCAGTTGCAGAGAAATCCCTTGCTGTGTTTAATATTGTAGCCTTGTCAGATAAGGCTGAAGTTTGTGCGATGTGGCCAGACGAATCCTCGACCACAATCTTTTTATATGTTGCCATATGTTACTCTCCTGTTTGTGTTAATATGTTGTACATGCTATCCTCTGCCATCATCTCCACCAGAGTCTCCACGACCATCACCAGTTTCATCACCTCTATCGTCACCAGAGTCATCTCTTCCTCCAGAATCATCTCTACCATCATCTCCAGAGTCATCTCTATCACCACCAGAGCTTTCTGCAATAGCCATATACAAATGTCCATTTAAATTCACCAAATCTCCAGCCGAAGGGTTGGTTGGTGCGTTACTTACGTTTATTGTTCTTACTGTACCATCAGTCTTTACTTTGAACAATTCTGTTGAGCCTGATTTAAAACTCAATTCTGTTTGATTACTTGATATATTACCATCTGTACTAAATAATGTATTTCCTGTTATTGTTCCTGTGCTCGTTAAGTTTCCTGCTATATCAACTGCAGTTGTACTTAAAAACAATGGACTTTGCACTCCATCTCCATCAAACACACGTTTAGATGTAGACTCTAATCCTTGATTAGGATTTGTAGAATCAAGTATCGTTAATAAATCTTTATAACTATTTGCTATTTGTAAATTTCTTAAACCTGCCATTATATGCTCCTCATTACAATTGGTGCTGGTTTAACTACCTCTCTAACATTTTGTACTGTTCTACGGACTACAATAGGGACTCTTGGTTGCCATAAACCATTATTGTCTTGTCCAAAAGTTGTATCAGAACCACCCCATATAGTAGGCCCATACGTAGACTTAACTCTTCTAAGGTTATTAATTTCTCTTTTAACCATTAATACTCTGCTCCAATAATTACGATGCTACTGCCATCAAAATGTTTGTTGGCTGATTTTTTTGCTTCTCTAACTACTTCTTCAAACTGACCTTTGAAATATTGAGCTAATGCTAATTGTTCTGGCTTTCTGTCGTATCCCATTTGGATAACTTTAAATGCTAATGCTTCATGGAATTCATCAGGAAATACTGGTTCTTCTAACATACCAATGCCATTATCTGTAGAATCTTCTGCTACAAAAGGTTCATCTTCTTTTGTGCAAAATATGGTAACTACATCAGCATCTACTGTAGGACTTGTATATGTTTTATTGTCTGAAGTCTCTGCAATAGCAATAGACTCTCTATCCAGCCAGTATACTTTCATGTTAAGTCTCTCTCTTCTGGAATACCTATTAATCGTTTTATAGATTTACCATTGTAATCCACAGAAGTGATTTCAATAACTTTTGAATCTAATGGGTAATATCTTCTAGTTGCTTCTGTATCAAACTGAAAAGCTCCTTTAAGAATACCAGTTCTTCTGCAAAATTCTTTCATTGCATTGTTTAGGCGTAAGCGTATCTCACCCTCTTTCATTTCAGGATGATGTAGCTGTACCAATTCATGTAATTGCTGTTGTGTCATTGTATACCACCTAATCTTTGTAATTCTGCTTGGTATAACCCTTGCAACGTGTCTAACTGCAATTTTAAACCTTGTGCTATTTCAACATCTTCTTCGCCCATTGCATTGTCTATTTCTTTTGTTAATTGCTTAACACAAGCTCCTAAAACAACTGCGTACTCTGCAGTATCAGGAAATCCAGTAATAGAGCTATCTGTACCTTGAACTGTAGGTTCAGATATAAACTTAACTATCATCTTTTCCTCTGTTGTTGGATCTGGCTTTGCAAAGATATTTCCACTATCGTAGTAGTATACAGGAGATCGTGTAGCAGAAAAATGTATTGATCCTGAATCTACTACTTGATTTTGCAAACCTAATTCTACTTCTTGAGCTGTGTATCCATGTCTTAGTACACCTAATACTCTTTTGTTTTGTGAATTAAATCCACTATCATCAGTTACTTCAGTAGTATCAGCATATCTAATTAAATCCGTAATAGGCATTGCTTGTAATACTTCACTAGCAGTAGCTGTTAAGAATTCATCTGTAACATTAGTATTTATTAGTTCGTTTGCTTTTGCGTTAAATGTTGCCAT